GCGCATAGATATAGAATCTACGAACAAAAACAAACCCGGACACACCACCGGGTTGCAGGCCATAAGCCTGCTCGATCTATTGCGTACGTCCCTGATCCAGCGTGGGCTGGACTTCGACGAGAAAGTCAGGAAATGCAGAAACAAGGCGCAAGCCCAGTTGATGCAGCTCCCCGACTATGTGCATATTACTATCGCACAGTCTGACCGTGATCACGCGAGCTTGATGCTCGCACAGATCGGTCTAGACTCTCAAGTCGAAGAGGACTTTGTTACTACCCCGGTTCGAGACCGGGTGCAGTCTCAGCTGCGCGTTTCCTTTGCGCGTCTCAACGTGAAAGTGGTCGGTTGCCTTCTGGGCGTAAAGCCCGACCCTCACTCCGTTGAGATTACTGAGATGAACGCTTTTGCACTCAGTGCAGTCCAAGTGGCCATCGGCTACCTCCGGACACTGTATGACAACGATAAGAAGATTCAGTCGTTTTCAAGTTCCACACAGTTGAGCGTTCTGCATACACTCCTCTCATCTACTACGTATACGAATTACATCCAACTCGTAAAGTACGCAGGTGAGTATATGCATGCACGAAGCCTAGGACAGGACCTCCCAAGTCCCCCGGCGTGGTGGACTCAGGGGGTCCCCCTTCTTTTTCACGGGCCCCTCCGTCGTTACCTAAGGAATAGAATGATCTCCGAAGGTGATCGTAACCAAAAACTCTTCTGGTCGATCGCGCAGTTGAAACGTTGCGCAACGGCGGTCCCTGAATCGTTCGTCAATGCAGCACTAAAGAAACATCGTGCCGCAATGGAGAAGAGAGCCGAGCCATGTCACCATGCATTTCTTGATAGCATGCGTGACAAGTTTAATAACTTGCTCGATCACTTCGACTTTGGCGATCCTTTCAAGGTCACGGAGTACTCGTCAGCAGCCGCGTATGAGAACGGCGCCGCTGACGGGGGTGGAAAGGCATTCCTCCTTTCTTACCTCGTTCGCACGGGTTTCACCACCAATGATGAGCTTCTCCAGATGGCTTATCACCCGTGCACTGGTGTTCAAGAGCGTCGCGGCTTTGCAACCGCGCCGATCAGTGAACTTCTTCATCTCGAGTCAGACGTAGCGCTGACCCGTTGCTCGGCTAAGGTCTATCCAGTCCTTGAACCGTGCAAGGTTCGTACGATCACTAAGGGTAACGCCATTCCCTACAGTATCGCACGATCCGTCCAGAGAATCCTTCACGGACAGATGAAGAAGCTTCCTCAGTTCTCACTGATCGGGGAGCCGCTCGATCTGGTTACTAACAAACAGATCAATTGGCTCATCCGCCGCTCACCCACCGGCAGCTTCGCTTCCGGTGACTTCAGTGCAGCTACCGACAACGTCAAGATTGAGTTGACTCGCTTGTTCTTCGAACTTTTCTTGAACAGACTTGCGATTCTCAAGACGGTGTCGGCTCACCACATGCGCGTCCTACGCGCCGTGCTCTACGAGCACGAGATCGAATACCCGAAATCTTCTGGGCTCGACAATGTGGTGCAGGCCAACGGCCAGCTTATGGGCTCTGTACTAAGCTTTCCAGTCCTTTGTGCGATCAATCTCTGCACTTACTGGCATGCTGTACAACCCCATTGTACCGATGTAGACCAACTCAACGTCCTCATCAACGGTGATGATATTCTTTTCAGGACAAATCGGACCTTCTACCAAAGATGGCTCGATGTTCTACCTGAAGCTGGTTTTGTACCCAGCCCTGGGAAGAATTTCTTTCACCCTCGGTACTGCACTGTGAACACTCAGTTGTTCAGTGTAACAAGTAACAACGTTACACCCATACCTTTTTTCAATGCAGGTATGCTCCTCGGCCAGAGTAAGGTCTCGGGGACCGGCAATTCCAAGCCGGTCTGGACCCTCTACAACAACGTCATCGCCGGTGCGTCTGATCCCGTCCAGGCGCACTATGGTTTTCTTCATTACAACCATCAAGCGATGACACTGGCCTCGAAGTCAAACGACGGCTTCCAAATGAACTACTTCCTTCCGACTCGTTTAGGAGGTCTCGGTCTTAAAAACCCGAGTCTTACCTACCTGACTACATCGTATGCGAAGAAGCTCACTCGTAAAGAGCTCGCTGAGCGATCACCTTATGTTCTGGTCAATAAGGTACAACACAAGATCGCTACACATCTTCAGAAGCTCTGGACCACGCCCTACACAACTCCACCGTGTAGACCCATTGGCGAACGGATCGACCTCGATAAGTCCGATCGCCAGGGGTTCCCTGACATCAAGATGCCTGACAAGCGCATCTGTGTTCAAGGTATGACGTGCCCGAGACCGCCGTTCTGTGAGGAGATTGAACAGACAGAACTCCATGAGCCCAACTGGCGTCCTGTGCCCTACAGCCTCCAAGAACTTGAGGTTCTCGGTTATCGTCCGACCGGTGTTAAGCTTTATTCCTCCGTAAAGAAGCTTACTCCGATCAATCAACTCATCGACGATTTCCGCGAATACAAGTACGTGGGGGCCTAGGAGCACCATAGTTGTCCTCCCTTGTCGACCGACCATGTCGTTAAACTGGCCTTACCCCGGTAAGTTCCTTGGGGTCTCACTGTTAAGCATCCAAAACCGTTGCGCGAGAGCGCTATAAAAATGTCGGTGCTAAGCTGCCTACGTAACATTTCGTAGGGCGGAATGCCAACAGACTGCACGGATGCAGTAAATTGTAGAAGAATAGGTCACTATCTCTGAGTTCGGAACACAGGACGCACAACGCTAGGCGTTGACCTCCGGTGATAACGAGAATGATGAGTTATGGTGTTAAACTTAACTGTGCCTACTACTTTCCTTCAGTGAGATGAACAGTCGCTTGTCAGAGCAAGGGATCCCACACAACTCTGAATGCCACGTGCAAAGAAGGGACCCGCACCCAAAAAGCGGGCGTCCAAACCGAGACGTCAAACCGGTCAGAAATCACATCAACGCATTCCCCGTCAACGCGGCTTCCTAGCCGAGATGGAGGACGATGTGATGAGAGCCATGAACTCCAAGACCGCGACCAAGTTCCTCAACTGGATCAGCGGTCGGGGCGACTACAAGGTCTCCGCGAATTCGCTAGTCGACTCTGGCGCGCCGCCGTCGTTTGTTTCAGACGGCAACGGCTTCCGAGTCCGACACCGCGAGTACATCCGCGATATCGTGAGCACCGGGGCAGTCTTCAACAACTACCCCCTCGCGATCAACCCTGGTCTACCGGAGACTTTCCCATGGCTCTCCTCCATCGCTTCCAACTTCGAGGAGTACGAACTCCACGGCCTGCTGTTCGAGTTTCGAACTCTCTCAGCTGTTGCTGTCTCCTCGACGAACACGGCGCTAGGTGCAGTTGTGCTTGCGACGAACTATGACGTCTACGATCCTGCTTTCTCCAACAAGCAGCAGATGGAGGCCTACGAATTCTCATGTAGTGGGCCTCCGTGTGCGTCTCTCCTCCATCCGGTGGAGTGTGCACCTCGTCAGACAGTCAATCCCATCAAGTACGTCCGTACTAACGGAACGGTCCCTCCCGCAGGTGACCTCCGTATGTACGACATGGGTCTCTTCCAGATCGCCACTGTCGGCCAACAGGCCGTCAGCAACATCGGTGAACTCTGGGTGACCTATGACGTCAAGTTCCTCAAGCCAAAGCTCCCTGCCGTCGTGGGTGAGGTCATTCCCGCCGCATCCTTCGGTCTGACGCCCATCAGTGCCGTCGGTGACTTCTTCTCTCCCAAGCAAGTCCCCGGCAGCACTCTCGACGTCGACTTCCAGAGCGCCACCTCGTTCCGAATCAACAAGAACGGTCGCTTTGTCATCCGTCTCATGTGTAACTCCACCAACACATACAGCGCCAACCTTACGGACTATTCCGAGTCCGCAGGCGCGACAGAATGCAAAGCTTCCTACTGGGTCCAACCGATCCAGCTCGGAACAGGAGGTCAGCTCTACATGGCCCAATGGGTCGTCGACTGTGTTGGCGACTCCTCAGGCCCTGGCGGCACGATCACCAAGACCGCACCAACCATCACAGGTTCCTCTATTGGGTCTCTCACGATCCAACAGATCCCATCCAACCTGGACTGGACGGCAATCGCTTGATGCGATCACTACCGGTTTTACGCCTCGGTAGGCGTAGTAACTTAGAACCTTCCCCAACTTCCGGGGGTAATCCCACATTTTGCAATGATCGTTCCTGGTCCCTCTTCTGCTGACGCTACACCAACGCCGTGTGTAACTATCAGAGTCGAGAACCGACTGGACGTGTTGAAAGCAAATCATT